CCCTAATAAGAAAGTTTTAATGGTGTCCCACACCACAGACCTCGCCGTGGACTTTGGCCGCAAAGTTCGGAACATTATTGACAATGACAAATACAAACAAATATTCCCAACAGTCACCCTTGCAATTGACAGCAAGTCCGCCGGAAGATGGAACACAAACATGGGTGGAGAGTACTTCGCCTGTGGTGTCGGTTCTGCTTTGGCTGGCCGTGGTGCTGATCTCTTGCTTGTCGACGATCCTCATAATGAACAGGACATCATCAATGGAAACTTTGACGTGTTCGATAAAGCCTATGAGTGGTTCACATACGGAGCCCGTACTCGTCTTATGCCGGGAGGACGGGTTGCCATTATTCAAACCAGATGGCACCAAAACGATCTAACAGGGCGCGTTACGGGGGACATGGGTAAGAACGAGGACTCCGACCAGTACGAGGTGGTTGAGTTTCCTGCTATCTTTAATCAGGGGACGGACAACGAGAAACCCCTGTGGCCAGAATTCTTTGACCTTAAAGCACTGTACAGAACCAAGGCTTCGATGCCTACGTTTCAGTGGAACGCGCAGTATCAGCAGAACCCCACATCAGAAGAAGCGTCAGTTGTCAAGCGTGAGTGGTGGAACATCTGGGAACCGGACGACCCACCCCGCTGTGAGTACGTGATCATGAGTCTGGACGCGGCGGCTGAGAGCCATAACCGTGCTGACTTTACCGCGCTCACGACGTGGGGAGTGTTCTTCAACGAGGAAGAAGGATGCCATCACATCATCCTGCTCAACGCCATAAAGAAGCGGATTGAGTTCCCAGAACTTAAGAAGTTAGCACTAGAAGAATACAAAGACTGGGAGCCAGACGCGTTTATCGTGGAGAAGAAGTCCTCGGGGACTGCGCTCTATCAAGAACTGCGCCGGATGGGTATGCCCGTGGGAGAGTACACCCCACACAGGGGTAGCGGGGATAAGTTAGCGCGGTTAAACTCCGTGGCAGACATCGTGGCTTCTAGGCTGTGCTGGGTTCCACAAACCCGCTGGGCTGAGGAAGTTGTGGAAGAGATCGCAGGATTTCCGTTCATGAGCAACGATGACTTGGTGGACTCTGCAGTGATGGCACTCATGAGATTCCGTCAGGGTGGGTTTATCAGACTGCCGTCTGACGAGCCCGATGAAATTAAATACTTTAAGTCACGTCGTCGTGGCGGTTACTACTGAGGATAAATCATGGCAACAAACATAGACAAGAGTCTTTATTCTGCACCGCTGGGCATTGACGCACTAGGTGAAGCCGAGGACGCAATGGAGATTGACATTGTCAATCCAGATATGGTGACCCTCAGTGATGGCAGTGTAGAGATCACACTTGTGCCTGATGATGCCGAGGATGGTGAAGAAGAGTTTAGCGATAACTTGGCGGAGTACATGGATGAGGGAACACTTGCAACACTCGCAGGTGATTTGACTGAGTTGGTTGATACCGACACAGCGTCTCGTAAAGAATGGTCAGACACGTTTGTCAAAGGTCTTGAGGTGCTAGGGTTCCGCTACGAAGAGCGCACCGAGCCTTGGGATGATGCGTGTGGTGTGTACTCTACAGTGTTGGCTGAAGCGGCAATCCGCTTCCAAGCCGAGACAATGAGTGAAACGTTTCCGCCTGCTGGCCCTGTCAAGACTAAGATCATTGGCAAAGTAACTAAGGAGAAAGAAGAAGCCGCTGCTCGTGTCAAGGAAGACATGAACTACCAGTTGACAGATGTCATGGTGGAGTATCGCCCAGAGCATGAGCGCATGCTGTACTCATTGGGACTTGCGGGTTCTGCGTTCAAGAAGGTGTACTACGACCCGTCAATGGGTCGTCAAGTGGCGATTTACATCCCAGCAGAAGATGTCATCGTGCCTTATGGTGCATCAACTATTGAGCAGGCCGAGCGTGTTACGCACGTGATGCGTAAGACAAAGAACGAGATGGATCGCTTGATGGCAAGCGGGTTCTACTGTAAGAAAGACTTGGGCGAGCCGATTGCGTTCCACACAGACATTGAGAAGAAGAAAGCCGAAGAAGGTGGCTACACGCTGACTAACGACGAGCGTTACACACTGCTTGAGATTCATGCGCACTTGTGCATTGATGGTGTGGACGACGAGGAAGACGACTTAGCAAAACCATACGTGGTGACTATTGAGCGCGGTACGCAAGAAGTTCTTGCTGTGCGTCGCAACTGGGAACCAGACGATGAGTTGACACGCAAACGTGACCACTTCGTGCACTATGTGTACGTGCCCGGTTTTGGTTTCTATGGCTTGGGTTTGATCCACATCATCGGTGGCTACGCACGCGCCGGAACCGCAATTATTCGCCAATTGGTGGATGCGGGAACACTGTCTAACTTACCCGGTGGCTTGAAGGCACGTGGCCTGCGTGTAAAGGGCGACGATACACCGATCGCACCGGGAGAGTTCCGTGATGTAGACGTACCGTCAGGCGCGATTAAAGACAACATCATGATGCTCCCATACAAGGAGCCTAGCCAGACACTGCTTGCGTTGCTGCAACGTATTACAGAAGAAGGCCGACGCCTTGGCGCGATCAGTGACATGAACATCAGCGACATGTCTGCTAACGCACCTGTAGGTACAACACTTGCATTGCTTGAGCGCACATTAAAGCCGATGGCCGCTGTACAAGCACGCGTGCACTACGCGATGAAGTTAGAGTTCAAGCTGCTCAAAGAAATCATCGCTGACTACGCGCCGGAAGAGTACACATTCGAGCCAGAGCAAGGCCCCCCACGCGCACGCCGCGAAGACTATAAGACAGTGGACGTCATCCCTGTGTCTGACCCTAACGCGTCAACAATGGCGCAGCGTGTGGTGCAGTATCAAGCGGCGTTCCAGATGTCGGAGAAGGCTCCGCAGATTTATGACTTGCCATACTTGCATCGTCAGATGCTCGAAGTGTTGGGCATCAAGAACGCAGACAAGATCATCCCAATGTCTGATGATCAGAAGCCACGTGACCCCGTGTCTGAAAACATGTCAGCACTTGTGGGCAAACCGATCAAGGCATTTATCTATCAAGATCACGATGCACACATTGCAACGCATACATCGTTCATGCAAGACCCGATGATCGCAGGAACAATCGGACAGAACCCCATGGCACAGCAGATCATGGCTTCACTGCAAGCACACATCGCCGAGCACTTGGGCTTCTCATATCGCAAACAGATCGAAGAGCGCCTTGGTGTACCACTGCCTCCACCAGACGAGCAGTTACCAGAAGACATGGAGGTTCAACTTGCACGTCTTGTTGCAGACGCAGGTAAACAAGTTGCACAGGCTCACCAGCAGCAAGCCGCACAGCAACAAGCCCAGCAGCAAGCGCAAGACCCGCTGTTCCAGTTGGAGCAGGCTAAGGTCAAGATACAAGAGATGGAAGTGTCTCGCAAAGCTGCAAAAGACCAAGCCGATTTACAACTCGCAGGACAAAAACTGCAGTTGGATAAAGATCGTGTCGAGATTGAAGCAATGAAGGAAGGTATGCGGGTAGAAGCCCAGCAAGACCAAGCCAAAGAGCGCCTCCGTCTTGATGCTTTAAAGGTGTTAGCAACACCACAACAACAGCCCAAAATGCCGGGCAGTAGGGAGTAATCCATGGCTAAAACCGTCTATGACGTGCTGATCGCAAAATACGCAGAGGATGTGCTCTCTGCAACACAGTTTCTGGCAAACGGAGGGGCTAAAGACTACTCCGAATACCGGGAAGTGGTGGGTAGGATTCGAGGTCTCCAACTTGCCATGCAAACAACTCAAGACCTTTTGCGTTCTCAGGATGAAGACGATGACAATTGAAGTTCAAAACGCTGTTACCGACGAAGAATTGGAATTACAACTTCCAAAACCCGTCGGCTACAAGTTGCTTATAGCCCTGCCTCAAGTTGAGGAAACAATTGGTGATATGGGAATCATCAAAGCCCAGAAGACAATACATGAGGAAATGCTCATGACTGTGACTGGTTTGGTACTCGATATGGGAGCGCAAGCGTATTCCGACAAAGACCGTTACCCAGATGGGCCATGGTGCAAAGTTGGTGACTACGTGGTGTTCCGCGCTAACTCTGGCACTCGTGTCCGAGTAAGTGGTGTTGAATATCGTCTTATGAACGACGACTCTATTGATGCTGTCGTAGCCGATCCGCGTGGCGTAACGCGTGCTTAAGGAATGAACTATGGCGTACCAACAAGTACAGTTTGAGTTTCCCGATCCCGATAAAGCGGAAGCCGCTGATAAGGGTGTAAAGGAAAAAGCCAATGGTGATTTTGAAATTACCATCGAGGGTCGATCAGACCCTTTGAAGGAAGACAAACCCGCCAAGCCCGAACGGGCTGAGAAGGAAGAGTCTGAATTAGATATTGAAGTGGTTGACGACCGTGATGAAGACGATCGTGGTAAGCAAAAGTCCAAGGCTCCTATGGAGTTGACCGACGACGAGATGGAGCAATACTCCGAGCGCGTCAAGAAGCGTTTACAACACTTTAGTAAAGGTTTTCACGACCAACGCCGCGCCGCCGAAGCTGCGGAACGGGAGCGTCAAGAGGCACTGCGCTACGCCCAGCAACTTGTTGCGGAAAACAAACAACTCAAGGGCACAGTCAACAAGAATCAAGAAGTCTTGCTTGAGCAGGCCAAGAAACAGGTTGCGCAAGAAGTTGTTAATGCAAAGGGTAAGTACAAACGTGCCTATGAAGCAGGGGACTCAAAAGCCCTTGTAGAAGCCCAAGAAGCACTTACAAACGCAACGCTTAAGGCCGATCGCGTAAATAACATCAAATTACCCCCTTTACAAGAAGATAATTCTGATGTACAAACTACCTACAACACCCCAGAACCGTCTGTTGACACTCGGGCTACAGCTTGGCAATCCAAGAATAAGTGGTTTGGAGAAGACGATGAGATGACAAGTTTTGCGCTGGGGTTGCACCAAAAACTTGTCAAACAGGGCGTCAACCCGCAATCTGACGATTACTACGAGAAGATCAACTCTCGTATGCGACAGTTGTTCCCAGAGCAGTTTACTGACGAGAGCAACGACCTAGAGACTGAAGAGCCTCGCCGTAAGGCGAATGTTGTTGCACCGGCTACACGAAGCGTCGCCCCTAAAAAGATTACGCTGACACGCACGCAGGTTGCACTGGCAAAGAAACTCGGAGTGTCTTTAGAAGACTACGCCAAACAGGTTGCATTGGAAATAAGGAAACAAAATGGCTGAGAACAGACTAAATCGTGAACTGGAAACTCGTGAACAAACGGCTCGTAAGCGTAATTGGATTCGTCCAGATACGTTACCCACTCCTAATCCAGAGGCGGGCTATGACTTTCATTGGGTTCGAATCAGCACACGTGGTGAGTTAGATGCTATGAATGTGTCCCTAAAACTCCGCGAGGGCTGGGAGCCCGTTAAGGCAGTTGATCACCCCGAGATTTTTGTTGCTGGAGTCGAGAATGATCGCTTCAAAGACAACGTCGTTATCGGTGGTTTGATGCTTTGCAAAACCCCTTCCGAGATGGTAGAAGATCGCAACGGGTTCTTTCAAGATCAAGCTGTGTCTCAGATGCGCTCGGTAGACCACAATCTCATGCGCGAAAACGATCCTCGTATGCCGCTTTTCAACGAGCGAACAACGAAGGTGACTTTTGGCAAAGGTACTTAATTTTATAGGAGTCTTAAATGGCATACCCTACAGTCTCGGCCCCTTACGGTCTTAAGCCTGTAAACCTAATCGGTGGACAGGTATTTGCGGGTTCAACCCGCCTGATGGAAATTGCAAGTGGTTATGCCACCAGCATTTTTTATGGTGACTTGGTAAAACGTATTTCTGATGGAACTATCGAAAAAGACACTGGCACGACAACTGCCACGCCTAACGGTGTTTTTCTAGGCGTAAGTTTTGTTAACCAGTCGACTGGCCAAGTCCAGCAACAACAGTACTATCCAGCCAGCCAAGCAATCGCTTCGGGGACTAAAATCTTCGCTGTGGTCGCTGATGATCCTGATACGCTGTTCCAAGTAGTCTCTTGTTCTTCAGGCACAACCGTGGCTGGAATGGGCATTTCTGCTATTGGTAACAACATTGCTTTGATTCAAAACTCTGGCTCTACCATTACTGGTAACTCAGCAGTAGCGATTGATGAAGGCACTCAAGCTACTACCAATACGTTGCCTATCCGCATCATTGATGTGGTTCGCGAGACAGCAACCGGCGCTGATACATTTGTTGAGTTTATCGTCAAGATTAACGCAACTATGCACCAGTACAACAACTCTACTGGCGTATAAGGAGCATAAACCATGGCTATTTCACGCGCACAACTACTTAAAGAACTGCTCCCCGGCCTGAACGCATTGTTCGGTTTGGAGTACAAGAAATACGGCGAAGAGCACAAAGAAATCTTCGAATCCGAGACTTCTGAGCGTTCATTCGAAGAAGAGACCAAGCTGTCTGGCTTCTCTGCTGCACCTGTTAAGAACGAGGGCTCCGCCATCGCTTATGACAATGCACAAGAAGCATTTACGGCTCGTTACACACACGAGACTATCGCGATGGGCTTCAGCTTGACTGAAGAAGCTATCGAAGATAACTTGTATGACTCTTTATCCGCCCGCTATACAAAGGCTTTGGCCCGCGCTATGGCTTACACCAAGCAAGTTAAAGCTGCTGCAATCTTGAACACTGCCTTTACCGGCGGCCCCACTTATGGTGACGGTCAAGTTCTTTGCTCTACAGCCCACCCCTTGGTTTCTGGTGGTACCAACAGCAATCGTCCTACAGTCGCTGCCGATTTAAACGAGACTTCTTTGGAAGCCGCCGTTATTCAGATCGCTGGTTGGACAGACGAGCGCGGTTTGTTGATCGCAGCCAAGCCCACTAAGTTGATTGTTCCCCCAAGCCTGCAATTCGTTGCAACCCGCTTGTTGGAAACTGAACTGCGTGTTGGCACTGCTGACAACGACATCAACGCATTGAAGAACAACGGTTCTATCGCTGGCGGTTACGCAATCAACCACTACTTGACAGACACCAACGCTTGGTTCTTGATGACTGATGTGCCTAACGGCTTGAAGCATTTTGTTCGTACTCCATTGCAGAACAGCATGGACGCTGACTTTGATACAGGCAATGCCCGTTACAAGTCTCGCGAGCGTTATAGCTTCGGCGTTTCTGATCCTCTGGGCATCTTCGGTTCGCCCGGCGCTTAATATTTCTTTGGAAATATTTAAAAGGGGGCCTTGTGCCCCCTTTTTATTTGGTGTATATTGACTTTATTCCGGGCTTATCCGGTGTTCTGACAGTCCCGGCTGACGACATGCAGACAGAACACCCCAACTTGCATGTAAGGAAAAATCATGGCACGTACTACGTTTCAAGGCCCAGTTCGTTCATTGGGCGGCATTTATCAACAAGGCCCAGCTACTGTTGTTGACATCACAACAAGCACCACATTAAGCCCAGAAGCTCACGGCGGTCGCATTATTGCGGTTGGTGGTTCTTTGGCGGCGGCATTGACATTGACATTACCCGCAATCAATGTTTCAACTAATCCCGTTACATCTGGCCCCGGCCAAGACCCCAACACAATCAATAACGAAGGTGTGGTTTACACAATTTGGGTTCCTACAACCATCTCTACAAGTTCGTTAAAGATTGGTACAGACGGCACTGACAAGTTTGTTGGTTCAATTACCATGAACGACGTTGACACAGACGGCGCAGCATTGGTTGGTTTCTTTGCCGCCGCTGCCAATGACTTTATTAACTTGAACGGCACTACCACTGGCGGTGTTGCAGGTTCATGGATACAGATCGTTGCAATTGCAGCCAACAAATACATGGTTAACGGAACAGTCCTTGGCACTGGTACTGTTGCTACACCATTCGCTAACTCCTAATCAACTCAAGGGGCTTCGGCCCCATTTTTAAAGGAGATTGATTATGACGATGCAATATGACGTAAAACAGGGACACCTAAACCAAAGTGGTTTTTTTGTTCTTGGCAGAAATCGTGTTAAGGGTATTTCGTTCTTTGGCAGCGGCTCGGATGCCACTTTGGTGTTGTTTGACACAACCACCGCTCCAGTAACGGCCAGCGTGACATACGCTCGTTCCGGCACAACAGTGACGGTGACAAAAGTGGCGCACGGTCTGGTTACAGGCGATGTTGTTGGCATTCACTTTGACAGCAACACAAGCGTTTCCGCAACAGACGGCAACTACACCATTACCAGAACTGGCGCAGACACCTTCACTCTGACTGACATCAACAGTGGCACGATCACGTCTACTGCGGCTTCGTATGTAAGTGGTGGTGGTCGGTGGCTGATGACTTACGAAATAGACGGCACTGATACTTTTAGTAATGCACCCTTTATTCCGGGCGAAGGCGTGTTAGCTACTCAAGGTATTTATGCACTGATGACTGCTATTGATTCAGCGCAGATTTATTATGGCTAAGAGTCCAGCATGGCAGAGGAAAGAAGGCAAGTCCGAGAAGGGCGGTTTAAACGCCAAAGGCCGAGCCTCCGCGAAAGCGCAAGGTATGAACTTGAAACCTCCCCAGCCGGAAGGCGGCTCCCGGCGAGACTCTTTCTGTGCGAGGATGAGCGGAATGAAAAAGAAGCTGACCAGCGAGAAGACGGCAAACGATCCAAACTCACGGATCAATAAGTCTTTGAGGGCGTGGAACTGCGCTGATGGTGGTTATGTAACTGCGGCTGATGGCTGCGCTACAAAAGGCAAGACTAAAGGACGTATGGTATGACACAGCATGACACAGCCAAAGTAGTTGCAGATGGCGCAGCAGTATTGACAACTGTTGGCGTTATGGCTACGTGGCTTCCCCCTTTGGCTTCCCTATTCACAATCGTTTACCTTGGTCTTCGCATCTGGGAGTCGGATACTGTTCGTGAAATAACTAAACGTACTAAGGCAAACGATGCCGTCGACGAGTAAGAAGCAACACAATTTCATGGCGGCGGTGGCTAACAACCCAACGTTTGCTAAGAAAGCAGGCGTCCCACAGTCTGTGGGTAAAGAGTTTAACGAGGCCGATAAAGGCCGTAAATTTTCTAAAGGTGGCGATATGAAAAAGATGAATATGGGCGGGTACGCAGACGGTGGCATGACCATGGTCAAAAAGGGCGACAAAATGGTTCCT